GCTATATTCTTAGTCGGGCAACGTATCTCCTGCGTGAGTATCTCTATCTGACCACTGTTCACTAGCCCCTTGAAGTACGCGCTCTGGCTAGCGTAGCCCCTGATTGCGCCGAATAGTGTCTCATTGACCTGGGCCCCGCTTCGCGCTATAACAAATATAGCTATAGGGGATCCACTCAGGAGACCATAGTGCTTAGCTGGGTTATCTAGGTTGATAAGGCAATAGAATTCATAGAGCACGCATATACTCGCTAGCACGCTCTTACCTCCTCGTCGCCCGCACTCTAGTACCATGTTGACGTAGGAGCAGTCTGGTACCCAGGTGGTTACATCTTGCTCAGCCCATCGTTGTAGTATGGCTAGCTCATCCCCTGGTAGGGGCTCATTATAGAAAGCGCGCAGTATAGCTCTCTGAGGCGGGAATAATGTATCGCCGGGGGCCAGTAGATACTGCTCTGCAAATTCAACTATACCTATAACGTGATTAGTCCTAACCTGAGCTAGGCCCTCATACACTAACTCATCGAATAGTTCTATTGGATCCAGCTTACGTTTACGCGCCAAGTGTCACCTCCATACACATATTCTTAGTCTCTGTGTATTCTGTTATGTCTATGTCAGGTTGTATGGCCTTGACTAAATTAGGATTCTCATTTATAGCAACATAGAATACGTCACCTTGGGGTATCATGTATACTGCTGCAGGGCCCGATATTGTGTTTACTGGTAGTGATGGATTCAGATATATAGATGATACGGTACTCATAATATAGGGGCCCGCGTCTATCTCTAGCTCTATATACTCGTCTGGTATTGGTACCTCTAAGCGAGGGGGCGATTCTATATAGCGTAGTGTCCAGGGCACAGTTGAATTGAAGCGGATAGTCGTTACAGTTGTATTCTGCGGAGTCTCTAGCTGTACCTCTTGGTCTAGACTATTGTCTCGAGAGAATGCAGTGTAGATTATAATAGTACTGGAGCTACCTGACCGTAGTATGTACGCGCTTATACTACTCTCCTCCTTAGTAGAGAGGATGGCTCTCTGCAGTGGTTCTAGACCCCAGCTATCTAATTCTGAGCGCATTATAAAATTACCCCTACTATCTATCATGTCGTAGGGAGCGGGCACTCTAACAGAATGTATATCCTTATTGAGAACTACGACGGGGTAATCAGTACTACTGAGTAATTGTATTATCCACCAATCTAGTAGTGGCAGAGCGCCTAATAGTGCGGGGGCCCGTGTTCTAATTAATGACTCGAGGTTAATCACAGTGAATAATGGGTTTAGACAGCGACGCTTTAGTAGTATGCCCCTCACTATGTGGTCAATAGCAGGCACCGCGCATGTACTTGACTGGTATGGGAATGAATGGCACTAACAGTCGAGGAGGCCATAGAAATATACCCTGCTGGCCCCTCTACTAGGCCGCAGCTACAAGGGTCATGTCTGCTCGTTGAGCAGTAAATTGATAGTGTAATTGTATACTGCAGGTGGTGCTACCGAGAGTGGTGCGCTAACTACGGTCTCTATGTGCACTACAGTGCCCACGTTACTGCCGCGGTTATTACCATTAGCTGGACTGGCACCAGTTAGGTTAGCCCCCCGTACTACCAGTGCATGAGTGAAGGGCCCTATCGTCCCCCCTGATGGCGTGAATGTGGCAGTACTAACCAGACTAGCAGTGGGTGCTGTACGCGTTGGGATAGTGATGATTGGGGTAGTGACAATAAATCTACTATAACTACTAATCTCCCAGAGGGCTGCTTCAGCCATAGTGATATTCAGGCGGGCATCTATCTCATTGGGGGTTAATACATTACCGATACCTAATTGGGGTCGATTGATTAGAATGACTACTAGATTAGTGTTAATCTGAGATAGTAGGAAGGAGTATAGTGCTCTTGTGTACATGTTAAGGTAGTGTTATGTTAAGACGGCTTTCTACAGCGCCGTCGATGATTCTATACACTATATCATCATCGAGGGGGTCATATAGCTCTATATCATAGAACCACGTCTGACGCGGTGCTGTAGTAGGTATCTGCCTAGTACGTGTGGCACCTAGATAGGGTTTAATACGTGTGTAGATCACTCCATCTCTATCTACTGTAATCAGAGGCTCAAACTCAAAGTTAGCGAATAACTCACCATCCTCCTCATCTCGTATCTGACCCCGGCACTGCATTGCTGTTAGATCTCCCTGACGTAGTATAGTCAGTAGATCCCAGAGGGCCCCCCGTATAATAGCTCTATCCTTAACTAGATCTAGCTTAGTTACCATAATCTCAATATTGCTGTTACTGTCTGCTGTATAACTACGCCCTGTACAATTCTATGACTGAGGCGCACCCTATCAATTAACCACTGCTGTTTGTATAAAATACTATCTAATAATGGGGGGCTATCTAGTAGGAATAATTCCTGAGTCTGGGCTCTATATTGATATAGCGTCGTCTCCTCACCATAATTAATAGTGGACCAGCCCGTATACGTTCCTATCCAGGGTTTCTCTAATCTAGTGGGTAACTCACCTACTAGATTAGGTAGTGTACGCGTCATCTGCTCTACGCTTGGTGGACCAAGGGGATCTAGTAGATTAGTAGGTCTTAACTTACTCCACTGGAGAGTATCAGGCGGGGCTATATCACCTGATACGTGCTGATATTCATAGTAAGGCCATATCACTCGCCCAGTCCATACCCAGCCGGGTAATAGGGGGTGTATGCCTTGACTACTTAACAACACCACCTTACCATTGAATATAGGTACCAGATCATCCGCTGAGGGATAACGTAGTGTATAACCATCATCTACCATTGGTATATATGGCAGGAGATGCTGTACTAAATCTACTGGTAAGTAGATATATCGCCTATTGGGCCAGCTCTGGCCATCTATTCTTACAAATACGGCTATCTCCTGCCAGCCGCGGCGGCCCCATAAATCGCCGCCCAGCCACTGAATTCCTACCCATGTGTAACTCTCTACCTCTTCGACTAGTGCATCTAGGCCCTTATACTCAAATAGACCTGCCTGCGGCTGATAAGGCCGCGCGGGGTTGAGCCGCCGCTGTTCTGCTACTAGTTCTTGCCATGGTTTAATAGTACTCAATTCGGCCAATCTCCTCTTTAGCTACTAGGTAATTATCATTCTCGTATGTAGCAAGAATGAATATATTACTCCATTCTCTTATAGATAAGAAGAATATGGGCTTATAGTCACCTTCCCTATATATTACGCCTATCGATGATTGTATAGGCACAGTACGGGCCTGTGGAGTAGACCTGCCCGGCTGTATAAGTGTATTAACTGATAGACCAGAGAACATAGTAGCCGTCAGTAACCTTACATCTCTTACACTGACCCACCAGCTCTCTGGACCATTTGCTAATATTATGCAACCGTTCTGCAAATACATGGCGCGGCTGCTTATACGAGTACTATCTATTAGATACGCATCGTATAACTCTGCTCCTATAGTCTCATTTATTGTGTAGTTTCGTATAAACCTAGTAGCAGCGCGGAGTAGACCTAGGTCAGGAACTATAGGCCCTCGCGGCGGCCGGGTATTAAACCACGTCTTATTGCTTTGTCTCACACTCTCTACTGTCTCTATTGGCATCGTTACAATTATATCCCCTAGTCTACCTACTATCTGACGGCCCCGACTAGTATAGACTTTATCTGCTTCTATCGTTGTGGCGTCTCCTATTCTATCTATGTAGAAGCGTCCCGAGCCTAGAGATTCTAACCATACCTCCAGGTCTATTATACTATCACTCCATCGAGATGGAACTCCAGTAGTAATCTGAAGTATTTCATTGACTGCAATTCTTACGTCTCCTACTGCTGTTTCTAATATGAGGTCATTATCAATTAATCTGACTGCCTCTACTACGATAATATCTATGTATGTGACTAGCGCAGTACGGCGTATGAGCTGTACCTCTGGCGCTATACCCTGTTCTAGGTACTCTATCACAGCCGCCTCTGCGTCAGCAGCCCAGCTAAACGGACGCGTTAGTGTCTGCGCCACCGGGGCGTTATAGGTCGGCGTGCCATCTGGCCTAGTATAGATAGTATTATTGCCTTGTATTATAGTCAGTACATCTCGTAGGTTAGAACGGGCGGGCCCCACTGTCACTATCTTATCAGTAATAGATAGCGTACCCGTCACCTGAGACTCTACCTTACCTACTAGATATCTCATAGTTACAGACTGACCTATGTATATCAGTAATCTCATTAGACCCTCCCTTATTTCAGAATTTTTATATAATTACGTACAGCAGCAGCAAATGGATCTTTGTTAAAATCTATCGCAAAGGCTACGTCAACAAGAGCGAGTATTTGATTATTAGATAGCGTATCAGGATTTATAACGGGATCAGCATTTAATATTGCTTGTGCCTGATTCTTTGCTATTTGTTCTACTTGTATAGACGGAGTAGAATAGTTAATAATAGCTTGGCCAGTTGTAGCATCTGGGGCCTGCCCTACCACTTGATTAGTAGGCGTACCCAGCTCATCAGGTAGTTGCTCTACTATATCCTGTATATCACCTGTATTAGCTACTCTAGTTACTACTGGAGACCCGGGATTAATCTTTTGCTTGACTAGATTTAATATGCTTTCTATCTGACTATCTTCAATTATTGCCTGTTTATTCTCTAGATTAACCCTTACTGTCTCTCTAAGTACTGAATCCGTTATCGGGTAGCCTCCTATCTCTACAGTAAGCTGGTTAGCAACTGCTTCTTCTGATATGACGCCCCCTCCCGTAATAGAAATAACTTTATTAGCTGGAGAGGCTGGCGTAGATACAGGTGTGTTACCAGCACCTGTATTAGTTTGTAATGTATTGTGGGGTGATCTTACTGGTACAGCTGGTGCGGTTAATGTACTCGTAGGTATAGGTATTATAGAATCAATAGTATCGAATGTATAGTCTATAATAATAATAATAGGTTCATTATCAATAGAGTCTACAATAGGGGTTGAAGTAATTGGGGTACCGTCAGGATTAAGTGGAAGAGGAGGTACCTCTTCTGGAGGTTTTACTGAAGTAATTCTTATGTTACCAATTAATCGTTTATCTAGTATCTCGTTAAGTATTCTGAGAGCTATCTTTTTATCAGAAATATCTTCAAGAACCTTGAGCTTCTGGGTCTCAGTGGCGCCTGGACGTAGAGTATTAGCAATTTTTATAATGTCATTATATACACCCTCATCAGTTATAGCTCTGGGATACTTCTCATTATATTCACTGAGTACCTGATACCTTAAACTAGTCGCAACGCTGTTAGATACGCCGGGTCTAATATTCTTAATATAATTAACTAATTCGGCCGGGTTCATGTCCTGTGGTCTATAACCTTCTCTGTACAGAGTAGTGGTTAACGAAGCAGGATCATCTTCTACTGGAAAATCAACATTATTACGTATAATTTGTCTAGCACGGAGTACTTCTTCAACATCAGCACTTGAGTAATTATCAGCTACCCATCTAGGCGCATCATCTATAGATACATTCTCATTACGCATTTGGATAGCTATGTCGCCGCTTTCTTGACTTACCTTATCTATATTAGGAATATCCCTTTTTGTTAAGATTGACCGCGTAGCGTTTGTATTATTAACAATACTATTAATCTGAGAAGCACTAGCTATATTACTAGTCGCACCTAGGCCAGGAGTTATAAATCTAGTTAACCTAGCCGCGACGTTACTACTACTGAGATAATTCAAGGCAGGTTGTAGTATGCCGGGAGTGGCGCGCTCTGTAAAGTTCACTGCGCTACTCTTAGCCTTATTAGCAGTAGAGAGAATGGCGCTACGAACGCCTTGAGTAGACCGAGCCAAGCTACCAGTTATCTTAGCACCTGGCCCAGTATTTAATATACCAGCCTTTAATACAACCTTACCCGCGAGTCTTGCTGGAACAGATGCAACCTTAGTACCAACACCAACTACCTTGCCAAGCGCTGCAGTTTCTATTTTAGTAGGAGCCAGTATAGTTACTGCGTCTTTAGCTGCCTCAACAGGTGTGTATTGCCTATTATCTCCACTAGCAACTGTATTAATGAGATCACCTGCAGCAGACCCTGCAATGGATGCTGCTGTTACTACTCCTCCTACAATGGCAATAGTCGTAGGTATGGAGCCCGAGGCTACAGTAACGGCCTGCACCGTAGCTTCAATACTCGCTTCAGTATGTATAAGTTTACTGTATTTTTTCATCCTTAAGTTTTTCTATTGCTTCTGTACCAGTTACTTCAAATACTTGTCCTATAGAGACGACGTAATATCTGCACGTCCCATCCTTATCACATACCTCATGTACGCTAAGGCGCTGACCGGTGGGGTCAGGATCCCCGCTCTCCCATTGAGAGAGCGTTTTGCCATCTTTTCCCTCCTTAGCCATCTCAATATCCTCAATTATAGCCAGGGCGCTATCCACTGCACTGTTCTGCTCTTCTACTGTAGTCCGGCTTATAGCCTCCTTGAGACTAGCGGGTATATGTTCTATCTTAGTTATCTCACACTTATCCTCCGTTAGAGAGCGCGTCTCGAATTGTAGCGTATAGTATGTTCTATCGCTACGCGCATGTGCTACCTCGAGTAGTGATAGGTGTCCGCGGAAGCGGGGATTACCTGTCTTAGCTGAGCGTATCACCCCCTCCTTTACATCGAAGGCCTGGTAGCGTGCCATGTTAATCTCTACGTCTAGATCAGCTCCGCTTAGGTATGCGTGCTCGTAGAAGCTCTGCATAGCGCCATAAGTATCTAGCTTAGCCATAAGAGTCCCGACATTATCCTTACCAGTAGCATGAGATAGATAGGTAGCCGGGCTCGGTTTATCGCCATCCACTCCAGTGAACATCCCTACTACAGTTATCATCACACTATCTATCCCCATGTGCTGGTAGATAGGTGTGCTGCCTGGTACCCGCAACTTAGCGATATTAGCCTTAACTCGTATGTGTAGCCCTGGCAGTGCGTTGGGTACATCCTTACTCGCTGTCATAGGTATGACTGAGTCCATAGCCGGCAATAGACTGAAGAAATAATTCTTATTAGTGTCTACTTGTGTAACCCTCATACCCCAGTCCGCCGCAGGTGGATACGTTATAGTCGGCTCCTGCTTAGTTGTTAATTTGCTGGCATCCCCCTTAGAAGTATCTACTCCACTACCTGTAGGTATAGCCGTATCATCCGGAGTGTTAAATCTTGCTATATACTCTCTGGCCTTCCTCTTTGCTTCCTCGCTAGGGCTATCCTGAGTAGGGACATTTCTAAGGAACGCTATAGCTTTTGTTCTAGCCTCATTATCTAATTGGTCATTGTCTAGTAGTTCTATAATGGTACCTATCTCGTCATCTCTGACAGGAATAGCTAGAAGGTAATTAATTGACTTGTTAGTAGAACCTGGTACGTTATCATTTAACCCCAGCTTAGTGCCAACTGTTGTGCTAGGTGCGGCGGCCCTTACTCGTGAGGGAGTATCACCAATAATCGCCTGCATCTCTTGAATATTAGGGTTATTAGCAGAGCTCCCAATTATTTCTCTTACTTCCTCTACTACGCGGGTTTTTAAGGGGCCACCTGCTCTCGATAATAATTGAGATAGAAGATCTATATAAGGAGCACTACGACTACTAGGTATAGCTCTTAATCTAAAAATAACATCATTAACAGATAGTACCGTTAGATTATCCTCTTGATATAATAATTCAAAGTACGCTTCTCTAACGGGATGACCCAATGGTATATTGCTAGTTAAAGATAAGGTATCACTCACGCAGGCTCTCCGCTATTACTAAGAATTGGGCTATGGTGTGGTCAGATAGAT